CCGGACGAATGTTTGTCTTCCGAACCATGACCACGGCAACCCCTCGCTATATTATAAACTTTCCAACGAAGAAACACTGGCGAAATCCGTCACAGCTTCGGTGGATCGAGGAGGGGCTAGTTGATTTGGCTCGCGTGATCGTGGAAAATCGCATACGCTCTATCGCCATCCCGCATCTAGGCTGCGGCTGCGGTGGGCTCGACTGGGGGGAAGTGTGGCCTAAAATCTATTGGGCACTCTATCCGATCAACTGCTTGCAGGAGGTAATGGTATGCCATCCGCTAGCGTAGCGAAACTCGGAAAGATTTATTCTTCACCAACTACCCCAGGATTGAAGGTGTCGTTTCAGTCGTACATCATTGAGCGATTGTGCCTGAACATTTTTACGCGATTGGAACCGTACTTCTGGCGAGACAAAACGCGATGGGGGCACAAGTTCATCATGGAACTGCGCGGCGTGAACACGGCGCTAAAAGCCATCGCGGATTGGCATACCGATTCGTCGAAGCGTGCGGCCATCATTCGTGGCATCGTGCAGTTGCGCCTTACGACACTGGCGGCAACGGAAGAACGCACCAGACTTCTGGAGTCGTTTGATTCATTGTGGAATACCGTCAAAAGCGGTACACATGGCGTTATAATGACGGAGGAAGAGAGGGTTGCATATACTCGGAACAATGCAACACTCAGCCGTCCACTAGAAGGAGGTCTCTTTGAAAGACTCAACGGTGCGCATGGTTCCACGGAGATTATCGAATGAAGACAGATAAAACGCCAATGTCGCTAGACGATTACCTGACCGGTCATTATGGAAAAGGGATCGTGGCAAGTGCGGAAGAGAGAGTCAGTAAGCCGAGAATTGTACTTAGTACATCGTTGTCTCTCGACCTCGCACTGAACGGAGGGATACCAGAGGGCAGGATCGTTTTGCTTACCGGTAAAGCGAAAATGGGGAAAACGACGCTGGCCCTGACGATATTGCGCAACGCCTGGCGAGATCACAAGAAGAAGATATACTATGTCGATATCGAGCGTCGTGGGGTTGAGGACGTGGCTAAGACGATAGTCGGTCTTCCGTTGGCCGAGTTGAACGTAGTTAGATCGACCAAAGACCATATCATGGAGGCCCATGAATACCTCGATTTGATAGAACGCTTAGCAAAAGACGTTCCTGGGTGCGTGATCGTAGTTGACAGTCTTGCTATGTTAATGACATCATCCGAGAATTCCGAAGACATTGGAAGTAATAAAGACATGGCAGGCGTGCCAAAATTACTGTCATCCTTTATGAGACGTATGATCCAGGTCGTAGATAACAACAGTTGTGTCCTGATCTGTCTGTCGCAGTTGCAAACCAACCGAGACCCAGCCAGCAGAACAAAATGGGTTGAGAAGAGTGGCCTGGCGATACAGTACGCGGCCTCGGTCTGGATCACGGCCGATTGGGCAAAGCGATGGGAGACCGACAAGAGCGGTGTCATAGCTGGGCACGATATCAATATGACCATCAAATGCTCTGCGCTTGGCCCACCCTATCGCCCATGTGTGTTGCCGCTTCGTTACGGCTTTGGCATCGACAACACACGAGACGTGATTACACAGGCCGAGAGCCTTGGGATGATTACGCGCGCCGGTGCGTGGTATAAGATAACGGACACCGAGGAAAAAGCACAAGGAATCGATGGTGTATCTGCCCTATTGAAAGAGAAGCCGGAGCTATTGGTCTCGCTTGAGAAGAAAGTGCGAGACATGCTGCTGGCATAGCGGAGATTCTACGATGGTGAAAAGAACATGCGACGTATGTGGTGGTGAGATCGAAGAGGGGAAACTCTTCGTCCATTGGCGCGACAAAGACATTTGCGGGAACTGCGCAGACTCCATAGCCTATCTATGGGGTGGCAATGGCGCGCCATGCGACGACTGCGGGAAACTATCAAGCGAGCATCCCCATGACGGTTGTAAGTGGACGTGGCATCGCGGTCACGATGGTTGGGTAAACAAAGATAGGATAACGCAAAATGGAAATCCGCCTATTAAACGGCCAGACAGCCAACCTGCACCTGACGGGACACAAACGCCGATCTACTCCGGGGGAGAGCAAGTCCAGGCTACAATATGACGTAGGCGTTTGGTTGTCGCAGCAATATCCGTGCGACATGATCTATGAAGAGGTGAGGGTCCCGGTCGAGAACTTTGTCTTAGACTTCTTCATCCCTTCGTTGGGTCTTGTGATCGAGGTAAATGGGAGACAGCACGAAACATTTGTTCCGCACTTCCATGGCACGAAGCGAGACTTCGTATTGCAGCAACAGAGAGATAGACGCAAGACAGAGTGGTGCTTGAAGAATGGTTTTGACCTAAGACTGTACACGGCAAAGGACATTGCTGATGGAAAATCTTGATGACAGAATCACAAACTTCAAGGCGGAGATCGACAAATGGGAGACGAGTATACTCCGGTCTCCGAACGTCGATTTCGGTGTGCTCGAAAAGATTCTGGGGTTGGGAGTTGACGAACTCAATCAGCTAGACGCTTCCCGCGCTGCATCGTACGCATATCTGTTGTCGCAATACGGCATGACAGTACAGTACGAGACGAATCGACTCAGGGCTTTCTTGGGATGGGCTCGCAAGATTATGCCGACCACATACATGACCGACAAGACGCGACTATCCAAGATGATGACAAGCGCAGAATACAAGGTAGAAAAAACTGTCGACCTCTCCAGGCGGATCGACTCAATGTCGTACGCTATGCAGTTGATCGCGAAAACAAGGCAATAGGAGAAACAAATGGGAACAAACATTAGGGCGGTATTGGAACAAGCCTTCCACAAGCAGGACTGGGTTCCGGTTGTCCACGTCATTGAGGCACTAAAGACGGTGGAATCCTTGTTCGGGGATAACACGCAAGAGCAATCCGATGTGCCAGTTGCCTGTGCGCAAAGCACAAAGGAATGCCAGTGTTCCGATGGTCCAGGAAAACTGAGCGGAAATTGCCAGATCAAGATGTATGAGCACGAGGTAGAGGAACTTCCGATCTCCTCGACTGCTCCAAACATTTTCGGAGTGAAGATGACGCTCGTTAGCGATCCAGCGGATGACGCCGAACGTGCCAAGAACGAAGAACGATCACGGCGCACCATAAAGGAGAAAAGATCGTCGCCTCAGAAATATTCCGTGAAATGCGCTACCTGCGGACTAGCATTCGATGTGTCCGAAAAACCTCCGGCAGACCTGGGAGTTTATTGCAGTACGTGCGTTCGCAAAGCCAGAACTAACCGCGTGGTGTAAGGCGATATTGGAATGGCCAACAACAAACCAACCCCATCAAATGTTGGGGCCGAACGGGCGGTACTAGCTGGCATTATCCGACATGGCGGAGAATTATTGCTAGACCTGTCAGAGATGCTAACTGCAAATGATTTTTCACATCCAACACTTGCCAAAATCTTCACAGTTCTTCGCCACATGGGGATAGACCACGAGTACGGAGTGTTCGAGACCCCGGTCATCATGGCGTCAATCTCGCAACTGGGAATCTCTTTTGACGGCAAGCCAGAACAAATCGAAGAACTCATCGACGGAATGAGAGAGAGTGCCCCCAGCGTTGAATCTACTCGCGAGCTAGCATCGGTCGTAGCGAAGCTCAGTATCGCGCGAAAGGCAGTTCATACTGCCCAGAACATAGCAACCATGATGGCTGGGGTTACGGGCGACGAAAGCATCGACACGATTCTAAGCACCATCGAAAATCCAGTGTTCGACTTGTCGAACAGCATAATCAACACTGGCTCCGACCTGGTACAAATGGGCGCGGGACTGGAATTTCTCGCCCACGATCTGGCGGCAGCCAAGAAGGACATAGCTGGCTTACCGACTGGGTTCCCGAACTGGGACATTGCAATAGGCGGAGGGATGCGCCCAGGCACGGTGAACGTGGTTGGAGCCAGACCAAAAGTTGGCAAGAGCACGCTAGCCATCAACATAGGCTATAACCTTGCTTTGGCTGGCGTGCCGGTACTATATCTCGACACGGAATTGACGACACGCTACCAACAATGCAAGCTGATCTCCAGACATGCGAACGTAGATATGACGACCCTTGAGTGCGGTAATTTCGACCCGGACTCTTTGTCGCATGTGTACGAAGAATTGCGTGATATTCCACTATCGCACCAAAGCATAGCCGGATGTTCTGTATATAGCGTTTTGTCGATCGCGCGGAGATGGCTACTGAAAACGGTGGGGAGAGATTCGAGCGGGCATGTGAAACCGTGCCTGATAATCTACGACTATCTGAAGCTCATGGATGCCGCTGACCTGCGCGGAGACATGAAAGAATACCAAGTGCTTGGTTTCATAATGACACAGTTGCACAACTTCGCGTTGCGATGGGACTTACCGATCCTGCTGACCGTGCAGCTAAACCGCGATGGGCTAGGGCGTGAGGGCGGCGACGTGCTTTCCGGTTCGGACCGCATCCTATGGTTGTGTTCAAGCTCTACGTTACTGAAACGAAAGAGCCCGGACGAACTGATGGAGGATTCGATATCGAATGGTGGACACAAATTGGTAGTGACCGATACGAGATACGGCCCCGGAATGATGACCAGCGAATACATCAACGTTCAGACAAACCTAGCAATTGCCAAGATGGTAGAGGGCGCTCCGTTTTACCATACCACCAATTCTGTCGTAATAGATAATGCTCAGATTGCCGATCAGCCATGAGGTGACTTGTGCGAGCACACTTTCCGGGATTGCTTCGTCACTGCGACGTAACCTGCGGAGGGGGCTGGAGGTCGACGGTTTGGACCATGCTAACCGAGTCGTTGGCAGCATCTGCCGATGTAAGATTCATGGAGATTAGTACCAAATACGGAGGATTATACGTGACGACATATTACGTGCCAGATCACGCCAGGGACGGGGTACTGGCGGCGATCCAAAAGGCAATTCAAACGTGTTCAATAACCTGCGAGGTATGCGGAAATGGCGGACATCTTGGTGGATACATCGACACAAAAGTGCGTTGCGACAAATGCACGGACGCTCGACTGCCGAGTTGTTCAGGAAGCTGCTATCCATAGGGTGCGAGATATATTCCGTGCTCTGAATATAGAGTTCGCAGAATCAGACGGATATCTCCGTGCCGCCTGCCCAATTCATCAGGGGGCGAACGACAGGGGGATGTACTGGGTATTCCGTACTGGACACTGGAAGTGCCTGACGCAACATTGTGAATGCGATCAGATTACCGGGCCATCCAGCAGCATCTTCGGACTTGTGCGCGGGGCACTCTCTGTCCGCGCTGGCAAAAACCTGTCGTTCAACGAGGCCATAGAGACCGTAGCTGGCATCCTGGGGTTATCGGACTGTGTCGCCCCTGAGTTTTCGTCCGTCGTCGATTTAACTCCACGCAGACGAAGAGCATCGACGAAACTATTGCCAGTTCTACGAGATGTTCTTAGGTTCCTGCATCCAGACGACGTATACTATCCGTTGCGCGGAATACCAACCGAGATCATCAACAAGTACCACGTATCGTACTGCGACAATCCAGCGAAACCGATGTACAACCGAGCGTTCTTTCCGGTCCTCGACGAGAACGGGGAGTACGTGATGGGATGGAGCGGACGCATTGTATTTGAGCAATGCCAGCAATGCAAACACTACCATCATCCACAGGATAGTTGCGACAACTGTTGGGCCACAAAAGCTAAGTGGTTTCACTCGTCGAACTTCAAGTCTTCAAACACCCTCTATAACTTGTGGCACGCCAAACCATTCATCTCAAGCTCCCGCGTTGCGATTTTGTGCGAGGGGCCGGGGGACTGCTGGGGATGTGAGATAGCTGGGGTCAAGAATGCGGTGGCGATTCTCGGCAGCACAATCACAAAGCCACAAATGAATTTGCTACAAAAGAGCGGGGCTATTCACGTCGTCGTTTGTCTCGATGGCGACTCGGCAGGACGGAAGGGAACAGAAGGAATCGTAAAGAAGTTGGATCAGCTTTTCAACGTGCGTACGGTGGAATTACCGGACGGAACAGACATTGGAAGCATGACCTCAGAAAACGTGAGCAATCTGCTGGTTCCAGTGTTACAATCATTCGGCGAGCGCGGAGCTAAAGCGATCTCGTCGTAGAAGGGGAACGGGATGGACCTTGTCGTGTGCCTAGTTGGTTGTCGTCAGGCCGGAAAGACCAGCGCCGCCATGTATTGTGCCGGACAGGTGCTCGGCTCGTCGTTCCGTATTCACAAAACAACGAGCGAGCTTATGATTACAGATCGCACGATGCCATTCTATAATCGAACCATTCCGCCGCAGGCTTTCAATGCAATGTATCCATACTGCGATATTGGAATTTATGCCTTCGCCGACGTACTGAAGAGGTTTTGCATCGATGTCTTAGGGTTGTCGGAAATACAATGCTACGGAAGCAACTGCGACAAGAACACTGAGACAAAGATTAGTTGGGCAGAAGCGAAGGATTTGGGTGCAGACCAGAACCACGAGCACGAATCGTCCGACTTCATGACTGCGCGCGACGTGATGGAATGGTTTGGAACCGGGGTAATCAGACACCTGAGATCAACGGCGTGGCTAGATGCTACCGTGTCGCAAATAAAGAAATCGAAGGCCCACGTAGCTATCATAACTGATTGTAGATTCGAGAACGAAATCATAGCAATCAGGGAGAGTTTCAAGAACACACTGATCATCAAACTGCTGCGCAAGGTGGATGACGGG